CGCCGTCGTGTCGAGCGTGGTGTCGCCGCTGTCGTTCGCGACCGTGGGCTCGTAGTCGATCAGGAGCGACTCGATCCCGAACTCCAGCGCACGGTAGGTCGACCCGAGGACGAGCTGCTGCGCTGCGCGCAGGGTCGCGCGCCCGTCGTCTGGCTTGCGCCGCGTGTCGTCCGGGTCGAACAGCACGTCGAACCGCGGCGGGCGGTCCGTCAGCGTCTGCACGCACACGAGCGAGACCGTCCCCGGGACCGCCCGCTTGTTCAGCGACGGCCCGGTCTCGCGCCCGGTCCACCCGCTGGCGTAGCTGACCACGGCCGCGTGGGTCCCGGCGCCGAAGGTGATCGCGCCGTCGCCCGCCGTGTTCGCCTCCTGCGCCGCGCGCTCGTCCTCGAGCAGCCCGACGGGGCGCTTGTCGACCTGGCCCGTCGCCGACTGGCGCACGCGCGGGTCGATCAGGACCGTCTCGCTCGAGCGCGCGACGAGCAGCCTGCGGACGGCCGAGCGCTGGAACGCCGCGGCCGCGGCCGCGAAAGCGTTGGCCGCCTGGAGCAGGCTCGCGCGCGCCGAGTCGCACGCCTGCTTCAGCGCACGGCTGTTCTGCGCGTCGTCGGGGAACGTGGCCGAGCCGTCGTAGGCGTCGTCGACCTGCTTGTACGCCGGCGGGTTGACGAGGATCGCGAACTCGAGGTCGGCCGTGATCGTGCCGACCGCGATCGTGCCGGCGAGCGCGTAGCCCGACTCGGGCGAAAAGGACCCCGACGCGCCGTTCGCCACGATCCCGGCGGAGACGAGCGTGGAGCGCGCCTGCTCGGCGTAGAACTCGACCGCGGCCCAGGCCGCCGACACGTTGGCCGTGGCCGACAGCGGGCCCTCGTTCACGACCCCGGAGGCGAACTCCATGACGGTCGCGCTCAGCGCGGTGATCGTGCGCGTCGCGTCGTTCGAGGACGTGCCTGCGATCACGACCGCCATGCCAACGCGGTAGCCGTCGTCGCGCCAGTCGCCGCTCGACGCGGTGAGCGTGTTGCCCGAGGCCGCGAAGGTGAACGTCCTGCCGCCGCTGGCCGTGATCGTCACCGCGTCCACGAGCTTGCCGTAGGCGATCCCGTGTGCGTCCGTGTCCGCGCCGAGCACGCCGGCCGAGACGCGCAGCGCCGTGATCCTCGTGCGCTCCTCGTCACCGTGGACGAGCAGGGCGCCGAAGTCGTCGCTCTGCGGGTGGAGCCGGAGCGCCATCAGCCGCAGCTCGTCGGCGAAGCGCAGCGGGACCGCCTTCCGCGCGTAGAGCGCGTCGCGGACCGTGTTCGTGAGCCCCCAGTCAGCGCCCATGTGTCACCTCACCTCGGCTCGAACGAGACCACGACGCGGCACGCGCCAGCGGGCCCCTCGCCGTCGTAGAGCTCAACCTCGGGCTCGCTCACAAGCGCCCGGTAGAGCGTCGCCAGCGCGGGCCGCTGCCAGCCGTGGAAGTAGTCGACGAGCGCGCGGGCCCAGTCCTGAAGCTGCGCGAGCGTCGGCGCGTTCGCGTCGATCACCAGCCAGTAGCGCAGCGCGTGGCGCGACACGCCCAGGCCCCCGTCGAGCAGGGCCGGGTCGATCGGCCGCCACCAGGCCTGCGGGCTCACGGGCGAGACGCGCGGGCGCGAGGCCACGTAGACCTGCGTGCTCGCGTTCGTGAGCCCGTTCGCGACGGAGGCGACCGCGGCGATCGTCGCCGCGGGCAGGGCTGCCTCGAGCGCGGACCGCGAGAGGCTCACGGGCGCACGGCGCGGAGCTCGCGCTCGAGCTGGTCGCGGACTTCGTCGCGGACCGCCTCGCGCGCCTCGAGCCGCGCGCGGCCCGACATGCCGAAGACCGGGCGCGCAACCTGGCCCTCGGGCCGGCGCCCAGCGTGGAAGGCCCGCATGCCGGACAGGGTGTCCTCGTCGAACCGCACGGTGAACCCGAGCGGGTAGATCCTCAGCGTGCCGCGCTGGAACGCGCCCGAGAGGCCGCTGCTCGATCCCGCGTAGCCGACGGGCCGGCCGTCCGGGCGGACCTTCGGCGCGAGCGGGCCCTTGAACCCGCGGCCCTCGCGGATCCGCAGCCCGGCCTGACGCATCGACTGCTCGCCGATCCGGAAGAACACCTTGGTGAGGTCGACCCTCGCCGTGGTCACGCGGTCCCCCGCTGCGTCCGCCGGGTGAGGCTGAGCGCGAGCTGTCCGCCCGCGAGCACCTCGACGCTCTCGACGAGCCACGGCCGCGAGGACTCGGCCGCGTCGGTGATCGTGTCGCCCTTGCTCGCCCCGCTCGTGAGCACCCCGGAGAGGAACGTCATGCGGCACGTCTCCTCGTCCGGAGCCTCGGTCATGGCGTCCGACTGCCGGACCGCCCTGGTCTTCGTGGCCGCGAGCGACGCCAGGGACGAGGAGCCGCGCGCCCAGCCCACGGTCACGTTCCCGTGCACCGAGGCCGCGAACGCGGCGCCCCACCCCTGGAGGTCGCTCGCCAGGCTCACTCGATCGGCACGAAGGCGAGCCGCTCCGGAGCGCGGTAGGTCGCCATGAAGGGGACCGTCAGGTCGCTGCCGGTCTCGGCTGACAGCTTCAGGGCGATCCGCACGCTCTCGGTCGGGGTCACGGCCCCCACCGTGAGCGTCACGGAGCGCCCAGCGCTGTTGGTGCCGCTGATCGCGGTCGTGACCGCCTGCGCGTCTGTGCGCCAGTTGGTCCCGTCCACGCGACGATCGACCGCGAACTGGATCGTCTCGCTCGTCGCGAGCGCGGCCCAGCCCGTGGTCGCCTTCGCCAGGTCGAACGTGACCACCAGGTCGGTCGCGCTCGAGTTGGTGCCCGTGGTCACGGCGCAGATCAGCGCGCCGTTCCACGCCGTGAAGTCGCCGTCGCTCTCGTCGACGACGATCTCGCCCGTGGCGACGCGCAGCATGCTGCGGTCGAAGCTGCGGACGTCCTCCGCGCCCGCCCAGGCCGAGGCCAGGGCGAGCGTGAAGGCGAGCAGCATGGCGCCGAGGATCGCGTAGAGCTTGGTCATTGCAGCCCTCCTCAGATCGCCGGGACCGACGGCGGGGTCGTGCCGGCGAGGCACTGCACGGCGAAGGCGTAGTCGACCGCGCCGACCACGAAGTCCCACGAGAGGCGCGCCTGGTAGGCCACGTCGCGCTGCAGGTAGGACTCGGCGCTCTCGCCCGACTCGACGAACGTCGGGCGCTGCTTCCACTTCCGGCGGAACTGGCGCTTGAAGTCGCCCATCATCCAGGCCGTCTGGCTGATCGCGTCGAAGATCGGCGAGGTGACCAGCCTCGGCTTCGCCATGCCCTGGGGGCCCCAGTAGTTGGTCTCGTTCTCGACGCCCGGCTCGAGGTGCGAGTTGAGCAGCTTGAACGCGCGGTAGCTCAGGGCCTTCGGGACCACGAGCTGGAACTGGTTCGCGTCCGCGTAGGCCAGCTCGCCGTCCGGGTCGAGCATGGCGCAGAGGACCGCGTCCGCGGTCTCGAGCGCGGTCGTGTCCGTCAGCGGGTTGTTGTTGATCCGCGTCCCGCGCGGAGCCCGCGGGAGGGCGGTCGTGCTCGTCGTGTAGAGCGACGCGACGCCCGACTTCGGCCGGAGCGCGTAGGGCTGCTGCGGGGTCGCCGCCGAGCCGAACACGTCGTAGATCGCCCGCGCCGTGCGCTTCATGCGCTGCGCGCGGAGGATCTTCGCGAGCGGGGTGACGCGCTCGATCAGGCCCGTCACGTCGTTCTCGTCGAAGAGCGCGCGCGACAGCTCGACGCGGCGGCCGTCCTTCTCGCTGTGGAGCTCGTAGATCTCCTCGCTGGCGGTGATGAGCGGGAACGACTCGACCTCGCCGAGGGCCCGCTTCGCGCTGCTCTCGGTCTTGATGAGCGGGAAGAAGGTGACCTTCTTCGGGTCGTCGAGGTCCGTGACCAGCTCGTCCGTCGGGTCCGGCATCTCCTGGTAGGCCGACTCGATCGCCTGGAGGTTGAGCGCCGACACGATCGCGGGGAAGGCCCCGGTCGTGATCGTGCGCTTCTTGATCGCGCCCTGCTCGTCCTGCTCCTCGGTCTGGGCCGAGACGCGGAACTTCTCGAGCCCGAGGAGGGCCCCCACGTTGCGGACGTTGGCGTAGGAGAGCTTGCCCTCCTTGTGCGCCTGCGTGAGCATGCGCTGGAACTTCAGCGCGTGCTCGCTGTCGGGGCCGTGCTTCTCGCGCGCCTTGTGCGCGAGCTCGGCGGCCTCCACCAGGGAGCGCACGTCGACGCGCCCGGCGTCCTCGAAGATGATCGTCGCCTTCATGCTGTTGCTCCTCAGCCCTGGAGGGCCGCGGCGTAGCTGGCCGCCTTCAGGATCGTGAACTCGACCATGCCCGCGTTCGTGATCGTGTTGCCCGAGTCGCCGCTCGCGTCGCTCGCCGTGTGGCCCTGGCGCGCCGGGATCCCCGAGTGGTCGACGACCTTGCCGATCGCGTTCGACCCGCTCAGCGCGACCTTGTTCTGCGTCCCGCTCAGGTAGACGTCCGCCCCGGGCGAGGGGCTGCCGGCCGTCGCGAGCTCGGCCACGAACACGTCGCCGTCGCACGGGACGACGATCGGGTAGCGCCCCGCGCGGTCGCCCGGCAGGATCGACTCGTGCGCGACCGCGAGCTCGGCCGTCATGGCCGCGTCCGCCGCCTGCGGGACGAACACGCCGCCGTCGATCGACAGGAAGTCCCCCGCCGTGACCTCGTTCGTCGCGCCCGCGGCGAACGCGCCACCCGGGCGCTCCAGGATCGTCGGCCCGGACTTGTTCGGGTTGTAGATGTTCCGAACCCACTTCACGAGAGGCATCAGGCACGCTCCTTCGGCGAGACGCGCGAGAGGGCGCGCTCGAACTTCTCCGTGATCTCCTTGCCGTCGTCCCGCTCACCGCTGGTCGTCGGCTCGTCCGGCTCCGGCGTCCCGACCGGCGCCATGCCCTTCGTCGCCTCACGGAGCAGCCGCTCGCGGATCTGCTCCAGCGTGAGCGGCTCGAGGAGCAGCGTCTCGGCGAGCGCGCGCAGCGGGCTCCCGTGGCGCACGAGGTCGCGCACGGCCTTGTTCCGCGCCATGAGCACCCGGGCCGCGCGCTCCTCGGGCAGCATCTCGTCGTCGCCGGCCTCCTCGCCGGCGCGGGGCGCCGCGGCCTCCTCCGTAGGCGGCGGCTCCGCCGTGTCCTCCGCGAGCGCCGCGGCGAGCGGCTCGAGCTCGAGACCGAGCGCGTCGGCCATGGCCGCGAGCTGGTCGGCCGACGGGTTCAACCCGCCGGACAGGACGCCATCGACCTCCTCGGGCTCGATCGCGGCCGCGGAGGCGAGCGTCGCGACGACGTCCTCCATGCTCATGCCGCCCTGGACGGCGGCGTCGACCGCGGCCGTCAGGGCCGCGCCGAGCTTCTCGCCGCGCTTCGCGGCCTTCGCGATCTTCTTCGCCATGACGCGACTCCTCGCCTTCGCGGCCCGCTGCCGCATGAGCGCCGCCTTGTCCGCGGGGACCGGCACGACGCTGATCTCCAGCAGCTCCCAGCGGTCGACCACCGAGGCCGGCCCGCTCACGTCTCCGTCGGTCTCGCCTGCGCGGATCGTCCGCACGCTCGCCGGGTCGACCGCGTAGCCGATCGAGAGCGCGCGCAGGAACCCGCCGCGCACGAGGTCCCACGCGAGGTTGCCGCGCGGAACCTCGGCGAACTCGGCGCGGACCACAAGCTGCCCGTCTTCGACGCGCACGTTCGTCCCGCGCCCGACGATCGCCTCGATCGAACGTCGGTCGTGCGAGTCGAGAAGGACCGGGTTCTCCTGGTAGCGATCCAGCCCGGCCCCGCGCATGCGAAGGACCTCGGGCGGTCCGTAGCCCATGTCGACCGGGGACTCCGTCGAGGCCACGAACTCCGCGGAGCGCGTGGCCTCGTCGACCGCTCGGACCTTCACGGGAATCTGTCGCGTGCGCTTCATGCGGCGATCGCCTCCCCTGCGCCGGCGGTCGCCTCGTCCTCTCCGATCGCGGTCGGCAGCCCGACCCCGAGCGACGCGAGCCACTCGGGGATCGTGACGTCACCGCCAGGAACCGGGGACAGCCCGAGCTGAGCGCGCGCCTCGTTGACGCGCACGACGCCGCGGTCCAGGTGGTAGGCGAAGACCTGCTTGGACTCGTCTCCCTCGCCGCCGGCGCTGGACACGTCGAGCGACGCCTGCGCCTCGAGCTCGCGCGTGTAGGCCTCGACCTCGAGCCTCTGCCGGATCACCTCGCGCCAGTCGCGCCCGCGGCGGGCGCACTCCTCGGCGACGGTCGTCAGGCCCATCTCGAGTTCGAGCTTGATCGCCTCGGCCTCGTTCTTCGGGTCGACCCATGGCCGCTTCTGCGCGATCCAGCGCACGAGGTCCAGGTCGGCGATCGTCACGCGCGCGTCGACGAGGCGCCGGTCCCCGCGCAGGAGCGCGTCCTCGTGGACGAGGCGCCACTCCCAGGCGAGGACCTCGTCCACCAGGTCGACGCGGTCCGCGTCGAACGTCTTGTCGTCGTCGATCATCACGGTCCGGGCGGCCGAGTAGGTGAGGCCCTCCCAGATCCGCAGGACGGCCTGCGGCGAGATCCCGACCCCTGCGCCGATCCTGCGCGCGATCAGCATGGCGAGCTGCGCGAGCTCGGGCACCTGCATGTTGGGCGAGAGGAACTGGGCCTGCTCGCCCGGGAACAGGCGCATGATCCCGCCTGGCTCGAGCTTCTCCTTGAGCACGTAGCCGTAGTCCTCGGCCGCTAGCGGCAGGAGGTCCTCGTCGGCCGCGCTCGACGTGATGAACATGGACAGGCAGGCCGCGACCTGCGACCGCTTCATGCTCGCGAGCATCAGGAGGTCGAAGTCGTGGAGGTCCTGAAGGACGCTGTGCAGGAGCGGGACGCCGTTGGTCTGACCGGGCCGCTCGTCGCCGCGGCGGTAGTGCACGACGCGCGAGGCGGGCACGCGAGCGAAGTAGGCGACCGTCGTGCCGGGCGCCTCGTGCTTGCCCTTCGCGCCGGCGACCCATGCGTCGCCCGGGTGGCGGCGCCGGATCCAGTAGGCGACCGGCACGCCGTGCCTGTCCTTCTCGACGCCCTGGACGATCCTGCCCTCGGGGTCGTGAGGCTGCGCGTCACTCGGCGTTTCGAGCCGGTCGGCCTCGACGACCTCGACGAACACAGGGTCGGCCGGGTGGCGCTTCGTCGGCAGGAGCAGGACCTCGCCGTCCTCGATCACCTTGCCGTAGACCATGCGCTGGTGCTTGGCGTGCTGCTGGTGGCCGCTCGACAGGGAGAGCCAGGGGGCGCGCTCGCGCCACACCGCGTCGAGCGCCGCGTTCTTCTTCGGGTCGTTCGTGTTCGCCAGCGGGCGCACGCCGGTCCCGACGACCGACGAGACGAAGGTGGCGAAGATCCCGCGCGCGATCGGCTCGTCGCGCTTCAGGGCGCGCGAGCGGTCGCGCATGATCTTCAGCGACGGGACGAGCTCACCGTCCGCGCTCCGTCCGCTCTGGTGCTTCCACGGCGTGTCGGTCAGCCCGCTCGAGGCCGACTTGTAGCCGCGAGCGCGGAGCAGGGCCTCGAACGCCGAACGGTAGCCGGTGTCGCGGTCGAGCATGCGCCAGTGGCGACGCAGCGCCGCGCGGCGTGGCGACACGAGCCCTACGACCGCGTCCCCGGCGCGCTCGATCCACGAGTCACGAGCCATGGCGGAACCCGGCCCGGATGATCCGGCGCGTCGACGAGGCGGAGAGGGCGGCCGAGGAGTCGGCCGGGTAGAGCACGGCCTCGAGCCTGGCCAGCGTGTCGCGCGCCGTCTTCACGACGACGCCGTCGCTCGACACCTCGGCGGGGAGGCCCGTCAGCAGCGCGCAGGCCTTGCCGTACTCGATCCGCGCCTGGGGAACGTCCCCGCCGTCCAGCGCGTCGGCGACGAGCTGGAGCTGGGCCTGGAGTCCGGCTGCGGTGAAGGTGAGGGCCACGCACGAATCGTGCGGCGCGCTCGTCGCTCATTCCAGCAAACCGATACCGGAATCGGTATTAGCGGGCGATCGGCAGCTTGCTCCGCTCGCCGCACGCGCGGCACCGGAAGTAGGCGACCACGTCGTTCTTCGCGTAGGTCGCGAGCGCCTGCCCCGCGTCGTTGGCCAGCTTGCGGCCGCAGTGCGGGCACGGGTAGATCCGCCGGCGCTCGAATGCCTGCGGGCGCGGCCCGTCGCGCGCCTCGTCCCAGAAGTAGGCCGGATGGGTCTCGGGCGTCACGCCCTGCGAGTCGTCGGCGGCGCGCGTCGAGATCGCAGGCACGCGCTCGCGGATCCCGCGCGCCTCGCGCCTCGCGTCCTCGATCCCCTCCTCCCAGCGCCGCTCGAGCGTCGGGCTCATGCGCGCGTAGCTCGGCTTGGCGGGTGTCGCCTCCTCGGCCGCGTCGCGGCCGTCCGCGTAGGCGTCCGCCCCCAGGTCGCGCTTCCTCTTCGCCATGGCCTACCTCCCGATCTTCCAGGGCCGGCGGCCCTCGTCTCGCGCCCGCTCCTCGGCCCGGCGCACGGACGGGCGCGCCGTCCAGGCCGGCATGCGCCGGTCCTCCGCGCGCACGTGCTCCGAGAGGAACACCTGGTAGCGCGCGCAGTCCCACAGGTGATTCGCGCTGCGGCTGTTCCGCTTGCGCCAGACGCGCCGCGTGCCGCGAGCAGTCGTCTCGGTCACGACGTGCTCGCTCGCGAGTTGGCGCGCGTAGGCCGGGTCCTCGGCGCCGACGCACTCCTCCCACAGGACCGGGCGCGCGCGGATCAGCGAGGCCGCCAGGTCCGCGTAGTAGCTGCGGTTCAGCAGGTAGAGCGTGACGGCCCCGCTCTTCGACTCGCGCCATGGCTGGCCCTCGTTCGCCGCGCGGTCGCCCTCGCCCTTGAGCCCGAGCACGCGCGGATTCCGCTGGATCAGCCGGTAGACCTGCTGCGTGCGCGACCCGTCGGGCGTCTCCATGCCGCCGCCCGTGTCGATCCCGAGCCGCATGATCGGCGCGCGCTCGGCCTCGTGTTTACCCTCGATCGGGTAGGTCGCGTCGAGCGCGCGCGCGAGCAACTCGGCCTCGGTCTCGACGAACCCCCAGTCGAGCAGGCGCGAGCGCCCGCCAGGTCCCCATGCGCGGACCATGTGCCACCAGCCAGCCATCTGCGTGTCGGCCGTCGCCACGACGACGCTCGCCCAGGCCGGGACCACGCCGCGGGCCCACAGCGCGCGCCCCTCGATCAGCGAGACCTCGATCCGCGACTCCGCGCTCGCCTCGGGCATGCCAAGGGCGCCCGTGAAGAAGACGTGCCGGTCCTTCGGGTGGATCGAGCGCAGGAACTTCGCTGCGAGGTCGGCCGTGGTCGTGGCCCAGTGCCAGGCCTCGGGGACGTGGTAGGCGCGCCGGCGCCCAGGCTCGACCGCCTCGGCCTCGGGCTGCCACCTCGCGCCTGGCTGCGACTGCGCCGCGCTCGGCTCGATCTGCCCCGAGCAGCCCGGCTCCTCGCAGGCGAGCCACGCCGCGCGCGTGCGCTCGAGCTCCTCGGCCTGCTCGACTCGGCGCTCCGGGTCCTGCGGCGCCTCGTCAGGCCCGACCACCGATCCACCTGCGCGCCAGCGCACGCGGCACCACTCGAACGGCTGCGCAAGGCCGCACGACGGGCACGGAGCCGCGAAGACGCGCCGGTCCGACGTCTCGCGCCAGCCCGTGACGATCGGGTCTCCCTCCGACTTCGGGCTAGACACGTAGACCCGCTTGCCGCGCAGGCCGTGAGCCTTCGTGCGGTCGCGACCGAGGGCCGTCGGCGAGCCCTCTCCCTGCACGTCCCACACGTATTTCGCGACCTCGTCGAACACGACGTAGCGAAACGGGTCCGACGAGAGGCTCTGCGCAGACCCGGCCCAACCGATCACGATCCGCATGCCCGTGGCGAGTACCATCTCGAGCAGCGCCGTGTCGCGCTTGCGCTCGCTCACGAGCGGGCGCAGCGTCGGCGTGTTCGTGAACATGGCCTGCAGCTTCTTCATTGCGCGGCGGGCCGCGTGCTCCGTGGTCATGACCCACAGCACGTCGCCCGGATCGTGCAGAGCCCAGCGCCCGATCGCGCAACGGATCACCTCCGACGCGCCGACCTGCGTGCCCTTCAAAATCAGCAGATCGCTGACGCTGACGTCCGCGAGCGCGTCGAGGATCTCGCGCTGCCACGGCACCGACCGCCACGGCCCTGGCAGCGGCGACTCGTCCGCTCCGAGCACGCGCTCGCGCTCCGCCCACTCGGCCCCTCCGAGGCGGGGCCGCGGGCGCCACAGCGCGTCGAGCTCGGCCCACAGCCCGGCCGGTGCGCTCACCACGGCGCGCCTCCGGCGAAGCTGTGCAGCAGGCGCTCGAGCTCGTCGCGCGCCTCGTCGTGGACCTCCTCGGCCTGTCGCCCGGCGCACCGCTGCGCCAGGCGTGACGGCAGCGCGTCGAAGCCCTGGCGCACGAGCTCGACGCGGCTCGCCCAGAACCGCCGCACGTCCTCGGAGCGCACGAGCTCGCCGCCGGCCTCGCGCTCGAGCCGGTCGCGCTTCGTCGCCTCGAGCTCCTTGATCCGGAGCTCGACCTCGTCGCGCAGCCGGCGCAGCTCCTCCCGCGACGGCTTCTCGCCGGGGGCTGGGTGCGGGCCTGGCTGCGGCGCCGTGCGCTCAGCGCTCGGCGGCTGGCCTGGCCCGACCGGCGCGTAGCTGCCGCCTGTCGGGCGCCCGCGCTCTCCGGTCCGCCCCTGCGCGCGCATCCACTCGACGACCGCAGCGAGGTCGAACTGCAGCGCGCCGCGCGCTCCGCGCGCGTGCGGGCAGCCCGCGGCCACCCATCGGGTGACGGTCTTCTCCGCGATGTCGAGCTCGGCGGCGAGTTGCGCGCGGGTGAGAGCCACCCGCGCACCCTGCCAGACGGGTCCGACAGGGACCCCGGCGCGCTACGCCCTCGCCGCCAGCCCGTCGATCAGCCGCTCGAGGTCGACCCGCTCGAGGTAGCCCGACCAGTCCCCGCCGAGTCGCGGGCAGTCCTCGGGCGACTCGCCGAGGATCGCGTTCGCGCGCACGTCGTCGAGGATCGCCAGGGCGAGCGGGGCGAGGTCCTCGCGGCAGAGCGCCACCCGATCCCGGCCCGGGCCCGCGAGCCAGCGCACCAGGTCGCTCGACCCGCGCACCACGACGGCGCCCGGGCCGGGCGCCTCGGGGGCGGCGGGGGCGAAGCGCGCGCGCTCGGCGTCGACGCTCGCCGCGAGGCTGCCCGGCGAGAAGGCTGGCGCAGCCGGGGGCGTCGACACGACCGGCAGCGGCGCCGCCTCAGCGGCCTTGCGCGCGGCCTCGCGCTGCTCGTGGTAGCGCGCCCGCTGGCGCTCGCGCCGGGCCGCGACCAGCGCCGGGTCGGTCGCCCGGGCCCGCGCCCGCTCGGCGACCGTCGCCTTGCGCGCGGCCTCGCGGCGCACGAGCTCGGCGACCAGCTCGTCGGTGCTCGACTCGGGCGACAGCGGGGCGACCGGCGCCACGGGCGCGCGGGCGACGGCTGGCGCACGGCGGGTGGGCTCGCCGTAGGCCGCGCGCAGGTTCTTGCGGACGGCGAGGGCCCACTCCGCGAACGAGCCGTATCGGGTCCCGTTGACGAGCTCGATCTCGACCGCGAGGGGACCAGCGGGCGCGGGCTCGGGCCCGTCGACGCACGCCCAGCACCCGCAGGACGGACCGCACTCGGGGACGACGACGGGGAGGGCCACGCGCACAGAGTAGCGGGTCGCCCGGGCCCGCGCCACGCCAGCCGGGAGGCGCCCGAGCGGGCGACCGCGGCGCCGGCGACGCGAGACGAACCCGGACCGTAGGCGACGCGCTACGCCAGCGCCCGGGCGACGCACCCGGGACATATGTCCCGGGTGCGTGAAACCCTCCCACAGAGGAAGCCCTCGCAGCTCAGGCAAAGGACTTGTGGGGAGGACCCAAAGACACCCCCCCCGCCCTGTGGGTGGCACCCCTGGGCTCACGCGGGGGGCGCCAGGGCGCCGGCCGGATCGCGGGGGTCGCCCGGCGGCACCGGACGGCGAGCGCCCGCCCTGGGGGCTCGCAGGCGTTCGGCCCAGGAGCGACCCAGGCAGAGGGCGGCGGCTACGTGCCAGGCCCGAGCGGGCCCGGCCGGGTCAGCCGGCGGCCGGCGTCGGGTTCGTCTCGGCCTGGGCGCGCAGGTCCTCGCGCGCCTGCTCGACCGCGGCCTCCGACCAGCCCGAGCGCCACGCCCGCACGAGCTCGGGCCGGAGCCAGCGCGGGCAGTCCTCGGGCCCGTGCCCCTCTCGAGCGGCCTTCACGCCGGCCGCTCGAGCACGGTCGGTCCAGGCGCGGCTACGCGGGCTGCTCATGCGCCCAGGCTACCGCCCGCCCCCGACGGGCCCGCGCTGGCGATTCCGGTAGGCCGACGCCGTTGAAGCGCGCGACGGCGAGCGAGGCCCGAGGACGCACGCGCGCAGGGCCCCCGGCCGGTTCGGTGCGGGCCCGGGTCCAGCGTGCGCCAGGCGGGCCCGCGTGGGGTCGGTCGGCCGGGCGGCCGTTCGTGTAGGTCGGGGCCGTTCGTGTAGGTCGTTCCCCCCACCTACACGCGACCTACACGAGCCCAAGTCGCACGAGCTCAGCGGCTTGCGCCGAAAAGTGTAGGTCGTGCAGGAAAATCGCACCTTGTCGCTCCCCAGAACATGCGTTTTCGGGATCCCGTGGCACGCAGCCGAGACCAGCCGTCCGCCACCGTGAACAACCACCCTACTGCCACGCCTACTGCCACGGCCGGGTGGTCGCGGGATACACCCTGCTACACCCCGCGACCCCACAGGCCCCGCGGGCACCGCCCGTTGTGTCCCGAACGGGGTCGCCAGGGGTCTCCAGGTGTAACCAGATTGGGCATTTGCAAGCTGGGGGTTGAGGGTTCGATCCCCTTCGTCTCCAAAGGTTTACGGCGGTCGGCGCCCGTCTACTGCCACCCCTACTGCCATGAGACCCATGCCAACGGCATGGAAAACTCTCGCGCGTAAGGGTAGAGGAAACCTACACGACCTACATTCTGCTCCGTAAGGGCATGAGGCCAGACGGGTTGAGTGCGTGTAGGTCGCGTGTAGGTCGGCCCGGAACCTACACGCGACCTACACACCTACACGGATCGACCTGGGCTTACGTCCGAACGGGCGCGAGCAGCCGGGCGCGGGGCGCGTCGGCCAGCTCGGCGAGGGCGGCGTCGAGCAACCCGCAGACGGCCTCGGCCGAGCGTCGCGGCTCGAAGATCGGCGAGCGTAGGTCCAGGTAGAACCGCCGGCCCGTGGTTGACCCCGCGGCGAGCGCGCGCAGCGGCCCGAGGGCCCCCTCGTGCCCGGCGTCCGCGTGGCCGATCTGCGCGTCGATCACGGCAGCCGGGACGCCCGAGACCTCGGCCCAGGTCCGGTGCGTCTTGCGGATCGCGTGGACGTCGCACCCGCGCAGCCGGTCGGCCCAGGCCTCGCGCAGCCGGTCGGCGAGCGCCTCGACGCGCCGGGCGAGCGCCGCGCGGGCCGCCACCGTCTCGGCCCGCAGCCGGCTCCCGCCCTTGGACACGGGCGGCTTGCCCGTCTCGAGGGTCCGGGTGACCAGCCGCACGAGCTCGGGATCCTGGTCCTCGTCGTCGGGCCAGAAGTCGGCCGTGAACCAGAGCCCGAGGGCCCCGCGCCATGCGTCCACGACGGTCCAGCGGTCCCAGGCGCGCCCCTGCGGCGAGAGGAACAGGGCCCCCGCCTGGCGGTCGCCTACCGCGTGCACGACCAGCGCAGCGGTCGCGTCGTCGAGGGCGCCCGCCCCCCGTCGCTTGCGCCCGACCCCCGGCCCGAGGTCGATCCTGCGCTCCTGCGGGTCGAAGTCGGCGACGGTCCGCGAGAGCAGGGCCCCGATCCGCGCCCCGGTCGCGAACAGCGCGCGGATCAGCGGCAGCGCAGGCACCGACCGTTCCCGGTCCAGCGCGAGCAGCGCGAGGAACGCCCCCGCGGCCTCGGCGGGCATGAGGGCCCGCCGGCCCTCGTCCGGGCCCGGCGCCACCGTCGGTAGTAGCTCCCACGACGCCAGCGGGTCCGTCGGCAGGTGACGATGGTTCCCGGCGAGCCACCGCGAGAAGGCCCGCAACGGGTCCTGGTAGCCGCGCCGGGCCTTGTTCAGCCCGTGCCCGAGGGCGCGCAGGCGCTCGTCGATCCCGGCGACGTCCCGCAGGTCCGACGCCCGGCGCAACCGCAGGTCGGCCAGGGCGCGCAGGATCAGGACGCGCCGAGCCGCGCGCACCCGGTCCCCGACCTGCGCGGCCGCGACCCAGGCCTCGGCGAGCGGGGCGAGCTCGAGCCCCCACCCCTCGACCCGGACGACGCCCGCGAGCTCCTCGCGCAGCTCGTCGTCGAAGCGCACCGCGACCCGCCGGGCCAGGTCGCGCCTGGTCTGCCGCGTGTCGCGCCAGAGGCGCTTCTTAGTCTCGGGGTGGACCTTCCGCCAGACGAACGTCCCGAGCTTCGGGTCGAAGTACAGGTTGTCCCCGCGATCGGCGCGGCGAGCGCGCCGACCCCGAGCGGCCGGGTCCGGGTTCGTCTCGGCCATCACCCAGCCCCCACGAGCTGGCGCACGCGCGCTGAGCTCGGCGCTGCGGGATCACGGGCCGGGCGGCAGCGCGCGCAGCCGCTACGCGCTCGCGCAGGGTCATGCCCTCGCTGCGCTCGGCCTCGGCCAGGGCCCGCGCTACTGCGCCTGCCCCCGTGCCCGCCTCGCCGAGCTCAGCGCGCGTGCGCTCGGCCGCCTCGGCCCAGCGGTCCGTCAGCGGCCGTCGACCTGCTCGGTGACCCGGGGGCTCGGGCGGGGGCTCAGGCCTGCGCGCCCTGGCCGCGCCCTCGGGGTGCATGGTGGCGACGCGGGCGGCCTCGAGCTTCGCGGGGTCCCTCACCGCGTCGCAGACCGGGCAGTAGGCGATCCACTCGCGGGGCTCGGAGCGGGTGAGACGGGGCGTGCAGTCGCCGTGGGCCGGGTCGCGCAGGCACGGGCCGGCAGCGTCGTGGCCAGTCCAGCCGCGATGGTCGCGCTCGTCGAGGCGCTGCGCGGGACGGACGGCCTGCGGCGCCGGCGAGGGTGGCGCGGCAGGGGCTGGCTGCTGGGGGGCGACGACCGGCTGGGGGTCGAGCGCGTCGGCGAGAGCGCGCAGAGCGCGGGCGACGACCGCAGGGCCCCACGAGGCGGGCAGGCGGACCAGCACGCAGTCGCCGGTGACCACGGGGGCGCCGTGCTCACCCGTGCTCACCTGAGCCGTGCTCACCCCGTGCTCACCCGTGCTCAGTGAGCACGGCTCTCCTTCCTCCTTCCTCTCCTCCTTTTTCCTCATAAGAAGAGGAGGAGAGGAATCTTGTACAAGATGCTCACCCGTGCTCACCGAGCCGTGCTCACCCGTGCTCACCCCGTGCTCACCGGTGCTCACCTCGGCGGGGCAGGTGAGCACGGCGGCGCGGTCGCGGCCGGCGGCGGTCACCGTGACCGCGCGGGTCGGCCAGGCGCCCGTGAGCGGGTCGCGCCAGCCCTGTGGGGCGCGATCGACGAGCCCGGCCCGCTCGAGGTCGTCCAGGGCGCGCGTGTAGGCCGCCGTCGAGAGCCCGGCGGCGCGCTCGACGGCGGCGCGCGAGGCCCCCACCCGCCCGTCGGCCCCCGCGTGCGCCACGAGGGTGCGCAGGGCAGCGAGGGCCCGGGCGGGCAGGCGGGCGTGGTCCGGGCGCGAGGGCATGGGGGCAGGCGTAGCAGGCGGGTCCGACACGGCGGCCGGCGGGGCCTCGGGCTCGTCGAGCGCCGGGCGGGCGGCGCGCACCCAGCGGCGGACCGTCTCGGGGGTCACGCGCAGGAGCGCGGCGGCCTCGGCGGGGGTCAGCAGGTCGGCGCTCATGGGGTCTCCACCAGGTCCACCAGGCGCCAGCCGTCCGGCGAGTCGGCGTCGAGCACGAGAGCCATGCGGAGGCGCGCGGCCTGCGCGGCGGCCCCGTGCGGGTCTTCTGTGCGCAGGCGCGGCGGCGCGTAGCCGTCCGCGTCGACGCCCACGAGACCGCGCGGGATCCACAGGCGCTTTGCGTGCACGCGGTCATGCGGAGACCCGATCTCGCGGTCCCAGATCACGTCGCCCCACGGCAGGAGGAGCGGCTCGGGCTGCGCCCGCAGCTCGGCGCGCAGCGCGCGGGCGCGCGCGAGCCAGGCGTCGTCGGTGTCGTCGGCATCGTCGGTCATGCGTCATCTCCAAACAGGTCGAGCGTGTCGCGGCAGATGACGGCGGGCGCTGGCGCCTCGGGCACGCGCGGAGTCGTCCTCGGCCGCTCGCCCCGCGCGAACGCCCGCTCGTTGCGCTTCGCGGGCGCTGGTCGCTTCACGTTCTCCGGGCACGGGGCGAGCGGGCGCAGCGCCACGCACGCTCCGTGCGGCCCGAAGGACTCCGCGAAGCGCGCGTGGTCCACGTTCCACCCTACGAAGATGTTCGCGTAGGGGTTGCCGGCAACCCTCTCGCGCGTTTCAGCGCGCACGAAGGCGACCCGCTTGCGGATCATGCACAGCGCGTTGGCCGCGCAGATGGCGCGCTGGAAGTAGGCTTGCTCCCAGCGAGCCGACGGCAGGAGCGAGATGATCTCGGCGCCTGCCTCGGCCTCGATCCGCATCTTGTCGAGCCAGTCGCGCAGGACGCGCCCGTAGGGCGGATTGCAGAAGACGCCACCGTAGCCGGACCACGCCCACGTCAGACCGTCGGACTCAGGCCGCGCGAAAAAGCGATCGGCACCCGTCGGGTTGTCGGTCGCGGTCGCAGCGTCGAGCGGGATCCGGCCGCCGAAGTAGGCGCGCACGGGCTCCAACAGCTCGGGCGGAGTCTGCCACGTCGTATCGAGCGTCGGGCCTGTGATCGTGCCCGCAGGCGCCTTGCGCTCGGGCGTCACGTCGTCGGCTCCTCGGTCGCCCACAGCGGGGCCTGTCCTGCCGCGGAGTCGGCGACCGTGAGGCCGACTCTCGCCGCTGCGATCCTGTCGCGGGCAACCTTCGCGTAGTGCGCAGTCACCTCGAACCCAAGTCCGCGCCTTCCCTCCAGCGCGGCGGCGACGAGACTGGTCCCGCTGCCCGCGAACGGGTCGAGCACGACCCCGCCAGGCGGGCACAGCCGCACGAGAGCCCGCATGACGCCGGTGGGCTTGCCGGTCATATGGTGCTTGTCGCGCTGCGCAACACGCTCCAGCAGGTAGCCCGGGTGGCACTCGCCCTCCATTGGAGCCGCGCCGTTCGTCGCCCAGACGACGTATTCGGCGGCGTTCGTTGGGCGCCCGAGAGTCGGCCGCGCTCCTGGCTTGAGCCACGGGATCACCCCGCGCCACACCCAGCCGCCGGCCTGCACGGCGTCGGTCGCCGTCGGGAGCTGACGCCAGTCGGAGAACATGGCGAGGAACGCGCCTGGCTTCGCGACGCGCAACGACTCGGCGAGCCACAGGGCGCACCAGTGACCCCAGCCGCGCTGGTCGCGCGTGTCGCCAGAGAAGTCCGCGCGCTGTAGTGCTTGTCCGCTTTGCTCATACTTATCCCCCGTGCGGACCATGCGATCTCCGCGAACCATGCCGCCGCTGCTGTATGGCGGGTCGGTGCACACCATGTCTACCGACGCGTCAGCCACGCGGCCTAACAGCGCGAGAGCCTCGCCTTGGACCACGACGGATCCTTCGGCCGGGATCATGTTGCCGGCCTCTCGACGCACATCGGCACGTCCTCGACGTCCACGTCGACACGACTGCGCGGGTCGGCCTCATGGGGCCCGTGCGACGAGTCAGGGACAGCCCTCGTCGTCCGCACGCGCGTCACGCCGCACCAGCAGCACCGCTCTTCGAGGCGCGCCGTCGCGGCCTTCTTGCTCTTGCTCTGGGGCAGCACGGACAGGCTCTGCATGTGCCAGCAGTGTTCGGTCACGTCGTCGGCTCCTCGATCGCCCGCAGGCAGATCGCGCAGCGGGTGCCCATGACGGCCCTGCCGTCCCGGGTCCGCGGGGTCTCGGGGTAGTCCTCGCAGGCGTGCGACGCCACGAGGCGGGCAACACGGGCGGCCTCCTCGGCGAGCGACACGCGGCGCTCGAGCTGCCAGCGCAGCACGCCGAGCGCGTGGCGCTGCTGGTGGCAGCGGCGGCAGAGCGGGACGACGTTGCCCGCGTCGCGCCCGCCGGCCCCGCGCGTCCGCACGTGGTCGGGGTCGCTGGGCGGCGGGGCGCCGCACGAGCAGCACGGCAGCGTGCGAGCCATGCGGGAGCACGGGCCGAACGCGGCCTCGCGGCGAGCGGCCAGGCGCTCGGGGTTCGCGCGGCGCAACGGGGTCCGGCGCACGAGGCGGGCCCCGCGCCTCACGGGAGCACCTCCGGCCCGTCGGGCTGCCCGCGAATCCAACGCACCATGTCCACTGGCGACCAGCGCGAGCCGAACGGGCGGCCTTCGGCGGTCACCACGTCCCAGCGCCGGACGCCGTGCCCGTCCTCGTGGGGGCCCACGAGGCGCAGGCCGGCGGCGGCGAGCGCCTCGCGGAGCGAGGTCGTCGAGCCCCTGCCGCCGAGGGCGCGGTCTGCCAGGGCGCGGCGCTCCTCGGGCGTCACGGCGCCACGTGGTCGGTCACGTCGACCGCCAGCCACCAGTCGGGCATGTCGGCGTAGGCGCTGAGCCACTCGGAGATCACGCAGCGCAGGCTGTCGCCAAGGGCCCGCTGCGCGTCGTCGCTCGGCCAGCGCTCCCTGAGCTGCCCGACCACCTCGTCACCGAGCAGGTCGACGGCCGCCTCGACCACGCGCTCGGACACGTCGCGGGCGAGCCAGTCGACCCGCATCTCGGCGACGAGCGTCGCGGGCTCCAACTCCTCCACACGCCCGACGCTGTAGCGCGCCCCGGGTTTGAGGAACAGCTCGCGCGGCGCGCCGGCGATCGCTGCCTCGCGCGTCGGCCAGCGCCGAGCGCCCGACCAGCGCTCCGGGTCGCTCGTCGCCGTCCACTCCTGCGCGCTCATGGCGCGCCCTCGAACAGCGGGAGCGGCGGCGCGGGCGGCTCGGCCGCGCCCCGGAAAAGGATCCCGGCGGCCGCCGCCCGGGCCACCACGCGGCGGATCAGGTCCGTCCTCGCGTGCTGGCCGAACGGCCCGTGCAAGGGGCAGTCGTCGCCGCCGTCGTCCTGGTCGTCCTCGGGGCAGGAGCACGCCCCGCAGCGCGGGCAGGAGAGCTCCAGCGCGCCGGTGCACGGCTCGGGGTCACCCACGGGGCACCTCGCTCCACTCGCGGCCGTCGAGCAGGCGGCCGGCCGCGCCCTTGCCCAACCGCTTCAGGCACGCGAACCCGGCCGCATCGCGCACGTGCGTGTGGGGCCCGTCGTCGCAGTCGCACTTCGCGGGGAAGAACGCGAGCTCCTCGACGGGGCGCATGCCGCGCGGCTCGCCGGCGGCCCACTCGCCCCACTGCTTGAAGTGGAACGCGACCCCGGCCGCCTGCGCCTGGTCGCGCAGCGAGCGCGCCCACGCGGGGTGCATCGGGCGCGCGCCGTGGCCGCTCTCCCCGCCGGCGATCACCCAGTGCACGCGGGGCGCGTCGGCGTAGCAAGCGGTCTCGACGCCGATCGAGCACTCCGAGGCGTTGCGCGCCTTGTGGCCGTGATAGCGCGTGACGTGACCACGGAGCGCGTCGACGTCGTCGCCGCGCTCGGCAGCGCCAATGCGAGTGAGGTCGACCGGCCCGAGCAGCGGCTCGCACGACAAGAACCGCACGCGCGCCGGGATTGCCAGCAGGTCGGGGATCCGCTCGTCAGCGCGCCGCTGGTCCTCGGCCGTGCAGCCGACCCAGACGTTGGCTGGCGGCTGGCCTCCGAGCCACGACGTCGCGAGGCTCACCCACGGGGCCGCCTGGCAGGGCACGCCGTCCTCGTCCAGGCCCGGCATCTCGTCGGCGCCGGCCATGCGCAACGCGGCCTCCATGCGCTCGCGCCACAGGCGCGGGCGCTTCGTCAGGAGCAGCCAATCGAGGCCCGGCGTCGCCGCGACGACCGCCAGCATGTCGGCGAGCCACTCGGCCGGAACCTCCGGGTCGAGCCAGTCGGCCATGCTCGCGCAGAACACGCGCAGGCGCCGGCGCTCGCGCACGGCCTGGCGCTGGAGCCGCATGGCGAGCTTGCGTGCGCCGGCCCGGTGGTCCTCGCGCGGCTTGCCGAGTCCCCACACGTCCTTGTCCCAGCGCTTCGCCAGTGTCTCGGCGTAGCAGTTCGCGCAGGCGGGGCTGACCTTCGTGCAGCCCCACCAGAAGTTCGTGGTCGCGTCGGCCCACTCGATCTTCGTCGTCTCACCCACGCCGCACCCCCTCCGCTGCCGCCAGGACCGCCCGCGCCACGTTGTCCGGCAGGTCCCATAGGCCCTGCTTCCCGCGCACCGCGATCGGCTCGGGCAGAGCGACAACGCCCTCGAGCCGCCAGGCCCAGCGGCCCGGATCCCACGCCCCGAACGCGAGCTCGTCCGAGATCCGGTCAGAAGCCTGCGATGCGATCAGCTCGAGCGTCATGCGCTCGCACGCCACGAGCTGGCCGAGGGCCACGACGCAACCGAGTGCCGGCCGGCGCCCGCGCAGCGAGATCCAGCCCAGGTCGTCCCACGCGTCCTGCTCGCCACGCGTCCAGCGGCGGCCGGCGTGGATCGCCAGCGGCCCCCGGTGGCGGGTCGGCCAGCCCCGCGTCTCGACGCGCTTGGCGCCGACCGCGAGCAGCGAGGCCCACGGCTCGTGGATCGTCAGCGCCTTCACCTTCGCACCTCCACCCGCTCCCACTGCCACCCGTCGCCGCTCGGCCACGCCACGTAGAGCGGCGGCAGCCCCAGCTCGGCGAGCACCCACGCCGCGAGCGACACGCGCCGCGCGTCGTCCCGCTGCCGGTAGTAGGGGCGCCCGTCGCGCGCGCCCTTCACCTCGACGAGCCGCGTTGCGCCGACGACTTCCCTGCAGGCGAAGTCGGGCACGTAGCGCCCGCGCGCCGTCGGCAGGCGCAGCACGAGCGGCTCGTGGCGCCACGTCCAGCCGCCGGCGTCGCACCACGCCGCGAACCGGGCCTCGGTCCGCGAGCGGAACCGCGGGCCGCCCGGGGCCTCGGGCTCGACGACCTCCGCGGGCGGCGCGACCACGACGGGCGCGCGCCCGAGCTGCGCCTCGACGGCGGCGCGCTGCGCCGGGTCGAGGTCGTCGAGGCGAAGGGCGCGGCGGCGGCTCACGCGGCGCCCAGCAGGTCGAGCACGCGCCGGAGATGCGCGTCCCCGGCGGCGTCCCGGGCGGCGTCCCGGGCGGCCCCGGCGGCGGCCCAGGCGGCGGCCCCGGCGGCGGCCCAGGCGGCGTCCCCGGCGGCCCAGGCGGCGGCCCGGGCGGCGGCCCAGGCGGCGGCCCAGGCGGCGTCCCCGGCGGCCCCGGCGGCGGCCATGGCGGCGGCCCAGGCGGCGGCCCAGGCGGCGTCCCCGGCGGCGTCCCCGGCGGCGTCCCGGGCGGCGGCCCAGGCGGCGGCCCAGGCGGCGTCCCCGGCGGCCCCGGCGGCGGCCATGGCGGCGGCCCAGGCGGCGGCCCCGGCGGCGGCCAGCGTCTCGCAGGAGATCAGCCCCAGCGCGTAGAGGCGCGCGGCCTCGATCGCGCGACGCGGGCGCAGGTCGCCCGGCCGCGCGGCCTCGCAGATCGGGAGCACGGACGCCGCGAAGTCGGCCACGAGCCAGCGCAGCGTCACGCTCGGCGCGGCCCACACTCCGGGCTGGCAGGCGACCCACAGACGATCCGCCGCGGGCACCGCGGCGCAGCGGAGCACCTCCGCGAGCAGCACGGCGCGGTCGCCGATGTGCCGGGTCACGCGCTCGGCCGGCCAGTCAGGGCACGGGCGCAGGGCCAGGATCCGATCCGCGTCGAGCAGCACGCTGCGCGGCCGGCCCCTGGCGCAGAGCACGTCTGCCGGCGTGACCTCCGCGCGGCAGTGCGGGTGGAGCGCGACGAGGCGTTCGATCTCGTCCTCGTAGCCGCTCACCGGACGCCCCCGTCCGGCTCGTCGTCGCCGCGCAGTCGGTCGAGCAGGCGCGGCGCGGCCGGCGCGGCCTCGGGCTCGGGCTCGTCGACGTCCGGCTGCATGGCCTCGACGTCGTCGCTGTCGGGCGGGCCCGCGAGCCACTGCTCGGTCGCGGCGTCGACGGCGAACAGCTCGCAGTCGCGCCCGCACGAGGCGAGCGAGCCGCCCGCCACCTCAGCGCGCGCCTCGTCCTGCGTCATGCTCATGTTCAACTCGCACTTGCCACACCGAAGGAAGGCCCGGGGCGGGATCGCCTCGACCTCGGGCCGGACCTCCGACGACCGAGCCGCCTTGCGCGGGGCGCGCTGGCGGGTCGCCCCGCAGCGCGCGCACGCACCGTCCGCGTCGTAGTTGTGCCGCCGGCACGCGGCGGGCGCCTCGACCCGGCCGGCCGCGTCGCCCACGGCGGCGACCACCTCGGGCGTGGGCTCGACGAGCGCCGCCTCGGGCGCGGCGGGCTCAGCCGCGCGCTCGACGACCTCGGCGAAGTCGCGCTGCATGTCCTCGGGCATGGTCGGCGGCTCGGCGGCCGGCGGCGCGGGCACCGGCTCGGCGGCCTGCTCGTCGAGCCAGGCGAGCGGGTCCTCGGCCGCGGGCTCCTGCGGCGGCACCTC